GTTTGAGGTTGGAACATCAAGTTCCGGTGCCCAGATTGTTGCGGCGGTCACGGATCAGATTCTAGATGGTGGCACGACAGTTGTGGTGGGTAATGTCGTGAAGCTCACGTTGATAAGTGGAACGGAGAGTGGCACCACTGCTCCCGCGTCGGTCGTGTATGCTGGTTCCGAACGGACGGTTTACTGCAATATCACTAATACCGTAGATGCTACCACTGCGGGATCGTTCACGTTCATTATTGAATATGTTACGACTGCATCGCTGTCTTAACATGACGAACTGAGATAGACCGCCCATCTAAATGGGTGGGCGGTTCTTATCTCCTATTGCAAGCGGGGCAGGAGTCCTGTCCTTGCGGGGAGAGTTAGATGGCTGACGCAGTAACGTCCCAAACGATCCAAGACGGCGACCGTATCGCTGTTTTGAAGTTCACCAATATCTCCGATGGTAGTGGTGAAGCCGCAGTTAAGAAGGTCGATGTCTCTGCTCTCCAAGCCGAATCCGGCACCGGAAGAGCCTGCGACGGAGTAACAATCCAGCAGATGTGGTATGACTGCTCCGGTATGACCGTGGACATACTCTGGGATGCCAGCACGGACGCTCTCTGTTGGACGCTCAGTGGGTACGGCTTCTACGATTTCCGACAGGCTGGGCCGCTCACGAATAATGCATCCAGCCCAACCGGGGATGTTATGTTCACCACTACGGGTCATGCAAGCGGTGATCGTTATACCGTGATGCTGGCCGTAAGGAAGAGCTACTAATGGCTAAAAAAAGTACCGATAAGGAGAATGCTTCCTTTCCAGAGTACAATGAGGTTGTAAAGAAAAAGGCGGCGATTGATCATAATTGGGGTTATTACAGCAGATTAGCTGAAAATTATCCTGATCATAAGGAAGAGGTAGCCCATACTAGTCATATTGCCTTGGAGTATCCCAACTGGAAGGCGTTTTAGAAATGCCTTTTAAGAGCGAGGAACAGAGGAAGTGGATGCACGCCAACGAACCTGAGATGGCGGAAAGGTGGGAACAAGAAAGGGCGTATGGTGGACTCGTTAAAAAAGCGATTACTAACGAGTTTTCCAAACAAGGTTCTTTGCAGGATTTTGCGGAAATGAGAAGTGGTGGCTTGATCGGCAATGGATCTCTGACGCCTGGAAAGGTTGTCGAGTTTAAGAAGAACTGTAAAGACAAATTTGGGGATAAGTGATGGCTACCTCTGGAACCTCTACATTCAACCTCGAAATTTCAGAGGTGATCGAAGAGGCATTTGAGAGATGTGGTCTTCAGTCCCATACAGGCTACGACATTGAGACGGCTCGTAGGTCTCTCAACCTCTTGAGCCTTGAGTGGGTGAATCGCGGCCTCAACTTCTGGACTGTCGAGCAGGGCACCAAAACTTTGACGGCAGGAACTTCCACGGTCACCATGGATTCGGATACCGTTGATTTGATTCAGTATTGGATTCGTGATGGATCTGGTACTACACAAAGCGATTTACCGCTCTCGCGGTTCAGTGTATCTCAGTATTCCACGATCCCGAATAAACTCACCGAAGGGCGTCCCGTAAATTTGTACATCGACAAGCAACGTGATGCTCCGGTTGTTTATTTTTGGCCCACGCCTAGTGAAGCTTACACGTTTGTTTATCAGCAAATACGGCGTATTGAGGATACGGGTGCCGTGGGGTCTACTGATCCAGATGTGCCCGCCCGTTTCCTCCCGGCATTGGTATCTGGTCTCGCCTATATGATATCGCAGAAGTACCCGGAAGCGTTCGTGCGCTCTCCCGAACTTAAAGCTGAATACGAATTTCAGTGGCAACTGGCGGAACAGGAAGATCGTGACAGAGCGTCTGTTCACTTTGTTCCAGGGGGCTATAGCTGATGGCTAAGTTCGCCAAAGGTAAATATGCGTTCGGGTTCTGCGACCGTACTGGATTTCGCTATAAGCACAAAGATCTTGTGCCCCAGATTAAGGCTGGTCGTATGACGGGTCTTATGGTAGGCAGGAATATGCTAGATCAAGATCAGCCGCAGAACTTTTTAGGTAGGCTTGGTGATTATGCTGACCCACAGGCAATCAGAAATCCACGTCCTGATTTGTCACAAGATACCAGTAGAAAATTGTTCGCGTTCGATCCCGTAGGAAACGGGGGCGCAGATGGATCGGGCAACATTATGGCGCATGGGCAGGTGGGGATAGTGACGGTGACTACATGACCTACGCTGAACTAACTGCTGCGATCAAAGATTATTGCGATAACACTGAATCAGCTTTTGTTGCGGCAATCCCCACGTTTATCAAGCAGGCTGAACAGCGCATCTATCGCTCAGTCAACCTGCCCGTTAATCGGAAAAATGTTGCTGGCACGATCACCGATGGCAACCAATATCTGTCGATGCCCACGGACTTTCTGTTTCCGTTGTCGCTATCCCTAACAAGCTCCAGCAATCAAATCTTTTTGTTGAACAAAGACGCGAACTTCATCAGATCGACGTATCCCAATGTGTCCACGGAAGGTGTCCCTAAGTACTACGGTATTTTTGACAGCGACACATTTATCATTGGCCCCACGCCTAACGCTGATTTCACCACGGAACTTCACTACTACTATCAGCCAGCCTCAATTGTTGATACGAGCCCTTCGTGGCTGGGCACCAATGCGGATACCGTCTTGCTTTATGGTTCTCTGGTGGAAGCGTACACCTACATGAAGGGTGATGCGGACATGATGCAGTTGTATCAGCAGCGGTATCAGGAAGCACTAGATCTTCTGCGGATGCAGGCAGAAGGCCGTATGACTGTCGATGAGTACAGGAACGGCACAATCAGGATGGCTGTTAACTGATGTTTATCGGGGAAGTGGGTGATGTCAGCGTCATCACGACCAACGACACCACCCTTGGCCCGGATCATTGGGCGAAACGGGCATCCGATCAGGTCATGTCTGTAGGTAAGGACGCACATCCGCTGATAGCGGAGCAGGCATTAGAGTTCAAAAAGTTTATTTATGATGCCGTAAATTATTATATGCACGAAGCAATCAAGGAAGATCGTTCTAGAATCGTTACTCTGTTGCGTTCAGCAGACCATAACGATCTGGCTAACTCCGTGGAGAAGTTGTAATGGCTATTACACAGGCGATGTGTACGTCTTTCAAGAAGGAATTGCTGGAAGCGAAGCACAATTTCCTTAATTCTGGTGGGAATACCTTCAAGATTGCGCTTTATACAAGCAGTGCGACCATGAGCGCATCTACTACAGCGTATGCCACGACCAACGAAATCAGTGGCACGAACTATACCGCCAAGGGAAACACGCTTACGCGAGTGGACCCCTCCAGTAGTGGTACTACTGCCCTTACGGACTTTGCAGATACCGCATGGAGTACCGCGACGTTTACGGCTAGGGGTGCATTGATCTTCAATGAGGATACCACTGGTGATACGTCTGTCCTCGTTCTGGACTTTGGTGCGGACAAGACTGCGACCGCTGGTACGTTCACGATTGCTTTTCCTGCGGCAGATGCGAGTAACGCGATTATTCGTATAGCGTAGCATGGCAAATGTAACTGGCTGGGGCCGTTCTACTTGGGGTTCTGGTACTTGGGGTGAGCCAGTACCCGTTGAAGTAACAGGCATAGCGGCAACTGGTGGTGTTGGAAGCATTACGGTAACGGGCGATGCTAATGTTACCGAAACGGGATTGTCGGCTACCGGATCGGTAGGATCGGTCACGGCAACCGGAACGGCCCCCGTTTCCGTCACGGGGGTGTCGGCAACGGGGTCGGTAGGAAGCGTCACCGTAACGGGCACGGCTAGTGTTACGGCGACGGGCAGTGCTGGAACGGCTGCGGTTGGCTCAGTAACAGTAACAGGTGATGCGAATCTCACGGTCACGGGAGTGGCGGGGACAAGCGCACTTGGTTCGGTAACGGTAACGGCTGATGCAAATGTTACCCTGACCGGAATTGCTGCAACTGGTGGGTTGAGTTCGGTAACGGTGACAGGAGATGTGAGTGTCACTGTTACGGGGCTGGCAGGAACGAGTGCGGTAGGAAGCGTTACGACGAGCGTTAGTCAGGATATCGACGTAACGGGCGTAGTAGGAACGATGGGAGTGACGGGGGTCAATGTATGGAGCATAATAGATGATTCTCAGACACCAGATTGGGCAGCAATAGATGATGCACAAACACCGGGATGGACGGAGGTGTCGGATTCACAGACACCGGGGTGGGCTGCTGTAGATGACGCACAAACACCGGGATGGTCTGGGGTATCCGATTCGCAAACGCCTGATTGGGAAGTTGTGCCCTCATAAGAATCTAGGAATAAAAAATGGCAACATACGTTAATAATTTGAGATTGAAGGAAATTGCTACAGGTGCCGAATCAGGTACTTGGGGCACTTCCACCAACACGAACCTAGAGCTTATAGCAGATGCCCTTGGTTCTGGTACGGAAGCGATTACAACTAACGCCGACGCTCATACTACTACCATAGCAGATGGTGCGGCTGATGAAGGCCGTGCTTTATTCCTGAAATACACAGGCACTCTGGACTCTGCGTGTACCATTACTCTGGCACCGAACACCATTAACAAGGTGTGGTTCATAGAGAATGCTACAAGCGGCGCTCAAAACATCATTATCAGTCAGGGTTCCGGGGACAATATTACAATAGCCGCAGGAAAAATTGCGGTAATATTCACCGATGGTGCCGGATCTGGAGCGACTGTCTTGGACGCGCTTGCTGATCTGGAGTTGAGTAGCACCCTGTCGGTAGCCGGTGCTAGTACACTAACGGGCGTTACAACTCATGGCGGCAATGTTGTATCAGATACCGATTCTACAGATGATTTAGGTACGACAGGAGTGCGTTGGGCGAATTTGTGGGTAGACGATGTCATAGCGACTACTACCGTCAAGCCCGGAACCCTAGTTCTAGGCGCTGGTTCGATCACCGACACATCTGGCGCGATAACCTTTGGTAATGAAAACTTGGTTACCACGGGCACATTAGGGAGTGGGGCTCTAACTGCTGGTGCGATTTCGGGAACTACGCTCTCGACCACGGGCAATGTCACATTCGCTGGCTTGCTGGGTATCGGCTCCGCAGCCAACGCCGCAGTCGTCCTAAATATCACCAGTGACGACACTGCCGGTGTCAACCAGTTCGGTATCAACATCAATCCGACACTTCAATCTGGCGCAACGACATCTGGAACAGGCTTGCGAGTAATTGCAGGTTCGGCAGCCGCCTCGTTCACGATGCCGATACTGCGTCAAGTTCACATAGAAGATGCGGGCAAGGGATCTGGCTCTACGATTACGACACTCGTTGGACTGGACATCGAAAATCAGACGACCGGCGGCACCAACATTGCGCTTCGTACAGGTACGGGTGGTGTGGAGTTTGGGTCTTCGGTCAAAACTGTTGGTAATGTCGGTGTTGGTGTCGCATCAGGGGCGATGGCACTGACGGTGCTTGAAGATTCGTCATCGCAGCCGGTGGCGCTATTTACCAATAGCCATGCCAGCACCCCCTACGGCATCAAGGTTGAGTACTCGGGCAGTACTAATAACGCCGCCTATCCCTTCCTTGAGTGCGAGGATTCTGAAGCCGTTCGTCTCGACATCTGGTCTAACGGAAATGTCTACAATTTTAATGGCACCTACGGCCAACTTTCAGACGAACGGCTGAAGACCGATATCGCTCCTTCCCGCTCCCAGTGGGAGGATGTGAAGTGGCTAGGCGCGAACGCGATTAATTATCGCTTCCTAGTGGATGGCGATGATGCCCAAACGATGCTGGGCTGGGGAGCGCAGAGCGTGGAAGCGGCTGGGATGGGTGGACTAGTTGAGCTTACGGGCGAGGACGAAGACACATACACCCTAAAAACTTCAGTCATCCATACGAAAGCTGTTATTGCGCTCGGTGAGGCGCTTGTGCGGATAGAGGCGCTAGAGGCGCAGCTTGCGAATGGAAGATAGTGTGGGGGAAATTCTATCTTTTCTCGCGATTCCAGCCGCTGCGGGTGCGGCTTGGGCTGGAGTGAAGAGCGGATTAAATGGAGCCAGGTATTCGATTATGGAGATTGAGCGAATTGTTAACAGGCTGGACGAAAAGGTGGATAACCATGGGGAACGTCTTGCGGCGATTGAAGCGGAAACGGGCAACCTTAAGGAAAGAGTCACCAATGCTAGAAAGTGAAAATGTTAAAGATATTCCTGAAAATGTGCCGACAGAAAATACGTCGAATGGTACGCTTACTAGGGATATTTATTTTTCTTTAGCACAAGCTAATCTAGCTAAAAACTTACTTCAGGCCGTGAATGAGTCTCGTAATGTATACGTTGAGGCCCAGTCTAGGTGGGAAGCCTTTCTCGTAGGCATAGGAATGTGCCCTGGTGATGAGATTGTCGGAGGCGACTTAGATAGTAATGAGTCGAATAAACGTTGTTTAACGATTAGTACTAGTAACGGTATCGCTAAAGAATAACAGCTATGCCCTTTACTAAAATCGCGCCCAAATCTGGGATTTTCACGGATGGTACTAGGTACTCCGCGCAGGGTACTTGGTATGATTCTGATAAGGTGCGATTTCGTAAGGGATTCGCTGAGAAGATCGGTGGTTGGACTAAATATGTTCTATCGACTTATTTAGGGACTGCCCGAAAGCTCCATGATTGGGTTACTGATTCCGGTAATAAGTATGTTGGAATCGGGACTAATCTGAAGCTATATGTAAACTTTGGTGATAACTACTACGATATTACCCCTATCCGCACCACGATCACCCTTGGTACGGACAAGATCACGGCTGTTAGCGGTACTGCTGTTGTCACCATAGACACAACAAGTTCTCACGGGGCGGTTGCAGGAGATTACGTAACCATTGCCGGTGCGACTGCCACGGCTGGTATCGGCACGGGCGCACTCAATACAGAACATCGTATTGTAGCACTTGGCAATCCTAGTAACGCTGACCCCGACACCAAATTCCGGGTGGTATGCTCCACGGCAGCAACATCAAGCGCGAGTGGTGGAGGCGGCAGTGTAACCGCAGCGTTTCAGATTAATACCGGACTCAACGAGTATGTAGAGGGCTCCGGTTGGGGTGCGGATACATGGGGATCTAGTACTTGGGGGTCTAGTGCCACCCTGGGGCAGTCTTTGCAGTTGCGTCTGTGGTCGGTAGTGAATTTTGGTGACGACATGATCGCCAATGCTCGTCAGGGAAATATCTATTATTGGGATGAAAGTTCGGGCACAGGAACCGCCGCTACGG